TTTGTGGTATCACGGACGGCCAGTCGCCCATACAGTATATTAACTAGTTAGCGACTAGTTAGGAAGTTCATAACCGGTTAGGAGGTAGTTAATATATGGCGAAGAAAATCGTCAACAAGTCCGTAAGCTTCAACGTGGTCGACCCGTTTCAGCAGCAGATGAAGGAGTACGCGGATCAGTTTCCGAACTTCAGCGCGTACATCAAGCGGCTTATCCAACGCGACATGGAAGGCGGAAACGCCGTCAGAACAATAAAAAAAGCGCCAGCTCAGGCGGTTACTAACCTAAGCATGACGCAATTAAGCGGTCTTAAATTGTAAGCACGGAGATTGGCTAGGAAGCCGACGCGCTCTCACGTCAGCATACGCTCACCCTAGCCGAATAATGCACGACCAATCGGTTACTAACCGAAATAAAGTTTGACGGAGGCTGACTATTATGAGGACGGAGTCCATGTCCATAAGCGAATTTTTGAACGGTAGGAAGGCGGAGCCATTTAGCGTAAAACTAGAACGTCATATTAATAAATACGGATTAGTTTATAAAGTCGCGGGGGTTTCGATAATTTTATTAGCAAGCGGTGGTTCTGCGTTAGCTGCCGGAAGTCTCGATATTGAGGCGGGGAAATTATATAAGGAATTAATCGGAATCGGCAAATGGGTCATCGCATTTAAAGGCGGATTCGATACGCTGAAGATGATCGGTAATGGAGATTTCGATTCGGCAAAAAAGTCTTTTTTCGGCTACTTATTAACGTATCTATTTTTGTTGGGGTTGCCGTATGGACTCGATAAGTTAGACGATTTATTTAACAGAATTTCCACGCCAACAGTCGGAGGGATGTAGCGATGAAATTTCGACTAACAGGTAAATTCGGAGAGCTCTCGCCAGTACGCGACTTTCAACCACACAGCGGAATCGACCTCGCCATGCCGGAAGGAACGACGCTTAGGTCAATCGCTAACGGAGTCGTCGACCGAGTCTATGACGGCACAGGCGCTATCGGGCGAGGGCTATCCGTTAAGCTGCCGGACGGTACTCGAACCATCTACGGCCATATGAACGAAGTCAAAGCGCATGTCGGCGACCAAGTGAACGCAGGCGAAGTCATCGGACTAAGTGGTAATACCGGCAACTCGACCGGCCCACACTTACATTTCGGAATGAAGGACGCCAGCGGTCACGTAATGGATCCGACTTCACACGCTGAACAACTCGCCAACATTAGCGGCGACCATGTAGCACCAGGCGTCTTGACTTCGCTATTTAATAATCACGGCACGCAAGGTCCATTGACGCGACTGTTTTACGGCAGCACCGAGACATTACGCGACCATGTTGCCGACGCCACGACCGAAATATTGCTCGGAGTGCTTGACGCGGTTAAAGACGTATTGCTCGCTGGCACTCTCGTCGGCTCGGCGGTTATGATGCTGCTGAAAGTCGGCGGATGGAAAGATGGCGGGCGCTGGACCGGTGTACTGATAGTCGCGAATATTTTATTACGAGTTTTATTCGGGGGTATTTAAAATGAAACGCATTAAATTTACCGATTATATTAACGTTGTCAAACCTTCTTACGTATTCCTTCGCCTGACTCCGAACAATTCTATCCGCAATCAGTCCACTCATAAAATCGCCAAGTCCATCGCTTCCCTTTATCGCAATATCACGCAAAACATTCGGAAGGAGAACGCCAAAGTCATAAAGGCGCTCGGTCGCGAGTTTCTTATCGGCACCAAGTTTACCGTCGAGATGAACGCCAAAGTCGCCTATTACGTTTATATCGAAAAGAAAAAGGTCGAGTTTTACTTCGTAGTACCTAGCGCCCATCTAACGCTTATCAAAGAAAAAATCAGCGACTCGTGGAGTAACATAACGGCAAAGGTTGTCGCTGACCTTCCTAGTTTTTCCGAGACGGCGACAGCCTATTCGCTCGCCTACACGAAAGAGCCTGCGCTAAGCCTGGCGACCGACCGGCGCAATGACGACTTGCTGCGGTCAAAGTTAAACGTGGTTGACGTGATGGAAGAAGGCGATAAGGTTGGCGTCTTTTATAACTTCATGCCGACGTCGCAATTCTCATGGCGCGCCTCTTACGAAGCCACTATTCGCAAGGTCAAGCGGAATCTTCCGACTGATCGCAACAAGGTCGGCGCGGCCTACGCATTAAAGACGATTATAGGCGTCATATCAGCGCTATTTGACGACCTAGGTGACGTCCTAAATGGCGGCAATACCAATCGTAAGGGGAGCGATTCAAACGCCTTAGACGGGCTGATAGAGGCGTTAAATGGCACGACTAGAAAGCCGAGCGAGGCCACGATTAAGAAGTCGACGGCCACCGTATTAGATACGCAAGTTGTCGTGATGAGCGAAAGTAAAGACCGTCTGAGGCAGCGGAACAATGCTCGGAGCCTGACGCAAAGTTTCGAGACAATCACGGAGGATAACAGACTCGCTCCCAAGCCGTTGAGGAAGCCGTTCAGGTTTACGGACTATAGAGTCGCGGGCGCTGAGGTTAACAAAATCGGCGACCAGGAAGCGCAAAACTTTATCGCAATGGCTGGGCGGGACATTCTCGAACGCTACAATTTTATCGAAAAGGTCGAGACGCAAGAGACGGAAGTGCCGGAGGATTTACAGCGTGGTTATATGCGACTCGGCGAAGTCACTTATCGCGGTACAAAGCAACCGGCTTACTTGACGACAGACACCGAATACAAAAACCTATCGCTTATGGTGGTCGGTCCTCAACGGGCAGGCAAGACGACGCTCTTCGGAAATTTAACGAAGGATGCGATTGATAACGGCGAGTGCGTCATTCTGTTCGACTTTATCGAGAATTGCGAAATGAGCTCGCAGGTGGCGTCGCTATTTCCGTCTGAGCAAGTGTTAAATATCGAATGTGACGACATCAAGAAAGCGCAAGGGCTCGGCTATAACGAGGTGCGCATTAGCGATGATCCTTGGACGCAATATACAAACGCCAAGATGCAGACGACGCAGCTAATGGATTTAATTAACGCCGTCAATACGGACGACAAGCGTCTGGCTCCGAAGATGGAGCGATATTTAGAGAGCGCGGCGAACGTTGTCTTTATCCAAGGTGGAAGCATTAAGGACGTTTTCGATGTACTAACGAGCCACAATAAGCGAGGGAAGTTCGTCAGCAAAGTTTCGCCAGCCCACTACGAATATTTAAGCGAGTGCCTCGAAAGCCTGTCGGAGCTCGACGACTACGATAAGGACGGCAACTTGCGCGGAACAAAGCTCGATAGGATTGTCGGCATTATCGACCGTCTGAGCAAGTTGAAGCACAATCCGTATATGGAACTGATGCTGCAGAAGTCGACGGAGGGCAATATCGACCTGGTGGCGGAAATCGAAAAGAATCAGCTTATCTGCATCAAAATGCCGGAAGATATGTTTAATACGGATAGCGAGCGCGACATTTATACGACGTATTGGATATCGAAAGTGTGGCTTGCGCTGCAGATTAGGGCGAGTCTAATCCCGAAAGATAAGCGGAAAACGGTTAACCTCATAATCGACGAATTATATCAGGTGCAAAATACGGAGGCGTTCTTGAGCGCGAAGTTGAACCGGCTGTCTAAATTCCGCATGAAGCCGATCGTAAGCTGCCATTATCTCGACCAGTTGCGGTATATGAAGAAGGAGTTAAGCGGAGCCAATGCGTCGTATATGTTGTTGAGCGGTTGCGATAGCGATAACTTCCGAGAGTTGGAGGCGTTGCTGAAGCCGTTCGAACTAGAATCGCTGATTAATCTGCCGAAATATCATTCGCTGAATTTGATTAAGAATAAGACGGGATACGGGCGATTTATAACGAAATTGCCGGCGCCAGTTAACAGTCATAAAACGCAAAGTGAGCGCATAAGTATAACGTGAACACCAAAGGAGGATGACATCATGGCAATGCGCAAAAGACGGTTCTTCAATTACAAAGATTACCTTAATGATCCGGATTCTTCACGAATGACTTTCGAAGAATGGAAAAAGAAAAACGAATGGGAAGACACGGATAAATGCGACAATTGCGGAGCGTATAAAGGGCCGGCGTATTATTGTCCGGAATGCAAACTTTAAGCGCCTAACCAGGCGTTTTCTTTTTCGGTTGATAAACGAACATACATTCGGTTATAATATCGATAAGGAGATGATCGATATGACAATACGTGATAGAGGCGTTCAAAAGTGGGCGCCGGCCTCATTCATGCCGGAAGGGTTCTCGATGCTTCGCGAAATGTACCGTGACCAAGAGCGCGAGCCCATGCCGTTAATAGATGAAATGGAAATCGACGAATTCGACCGTCGCGTCTGCTATGCGATGGAATACGGTTTGCCGGTAAGGTTCAGCGTTTGGGAGGACGGCTTTGTGCTCGAAATAGTCGGGCGGGTGCATAGGCGCGATGAGGTAACGCGAGAGCTCCGTGTGGAATTGGCGGACGGTACGTTTGATCGCGTGAAGGCTGGCGAAATGGTTGGCGTTGAGGTTATCGAATAACGTACGGCGTCGTACGGTTTTATGTGTATAGCGTTAACAGTTAAATCAATATAAATATAAACCCTATACACGTAAAAAGACCGCCAGAAGGGTATATTCTAGCGGTTTATCTTAGTGAATAAGTCCAATTCGAATTCTTCTTGTTTGACCCATTCTTTTTTGCGCAGATACGTGACTTTCTCTAAAACGGATTTAAGAAGTACGTTTTTTCGTTCGGCGCTCGTAGTTTCTTGGTACGCCTTCAGTACAAAACGCAATTGCGGTAAAAACTCATCGTCATTACTTTTGCGCGATTCTTCTTTTTGTATTTCGCTTTCTAAATTACGAATCTCGTCTTGTAGCCCGTTTATCCGTTCAGTCAAGTTTTGCTGACGTTCCATAAAGGTTTCAATATCGTAGGTACGACGTTCTAATAAATCGTGCAGGTGGCTTTTCTGCGCAGATAATTCGCTCAATTCCTTCTCTTTTTTACCTACCAATATTCGCTTATAAGGAACGTCACTCTCTTGCGAAAGATCTTTTGCCTCGCTTTGGATTTCGATATCTTCCACTAATTCGGATAAACCATCAATAATACGTTGTTCTACGATATGAAGAGCGGAGCCTTTTTGAACACTTCGGCAAGTCGGCGTTGCGCATCGAAGAAAATTACTCGGACGGTCCTTTCGTGGTTGATTCCACATGGTATAACCACAAACGGCGCATTTCAGAATTCCGGCCAGCGGATTCGAAAGTTTCTTCGTTGGGACAGTTGATGGACGATGGCGTCCGGTATGGCAACGGTTTGCTTCGTCAAATAATTCCTGAGAAACAAGCGGTTCGTGCGCGTTCTCTTTTATAGTCCATTGACTGCGCTGTAACTTCTTCTTAACGTATTTTCCGTTTCGTTTCGAGTAACTAACTTGTCCCCAAATAATACGACCGAGATATACTTCGTTCTTGATAATGGCAGTAATACTGCTCGGCGACCATATTTCGCGTTCTGGGTTTGGCGGCTTAATACCGAGTTTGTCCAGTTCGTTAGCGATTGCCTGCCGACCGTGACCATCACGCATCATCTCGAACATTTTCTTAACGACCCAAGCGGTTTCGACATCGGGATATAGTCGGAGGTTTTCATCGCGCGCATAACCATACGGAGGCACTTTACTGATTGATTTACCTTCGCTTGCTGACGAAACACGGCCGCGCTGCATCCGTCGAGTGATCGCTTTTAACTCTTCGCGAGCAACAATCGACTTAATTCCGAAGACTAACTCCCATGTTTCCGATTCGGTATCGTATATTTCCGTCGGTGTGATGATCTTAGCGCCGGAATAACGGAAAGCACGGTCGAGCAAACCCTGATCTAGCATGTCGCCACGTCCGAGTCGGTCGATGTCCATAACGAGAACTCCGTCGACATTACTCGTTTCTAAGTTGCGCAGCATTTCTTGGATTTGCGGACGCTCCGTTATGGATTCGCCCGAGACGACTTCTTCATATATACGCAAAATGTTGTGGCGTTCTTTTTTAGCGACGGATAGTAAGGTTTTTCGATGGCGCTCTAGCGTGTCGTATGATTCTCCGACTTCGGTCGCTTTCTTCTCTTCCTCCAGGTCTTTTCGGCTTTTACGTAAATATAAATATACATTAAGATCGGTAATCCGACTCATATAATCACCTCTAACCGTATTATAAACAACTATACACGCCGATGTAAATTAAAAGAAAACTGCGCGAGTTTCGACAATCGTTCTTATAGTATAGTGAGGAGATGATTCGGTGTGAAAGAATACAAGTTTGGAAGAACGCGAGTGAGAGTACATTCGAACTTATTAGATATAACAAAAGAAGAAAGGCGCCAATGGTATCTTGAGGAAATGGCAAAGGGTAATCCGGTATTAAAAGAAATCGCGAAGGCAGTAAATGATTGCTATAGGAAAGATGCTTAACGGAGCTGAAACGGCTACCGTTATTTTTTTTTGCGTAAAAGTGCGCGATATTTAATTCTCATCCTTATTGTATAGTGTAAGGACGCATAAATCACACGGCGAAAACAGGAAGGAGGTAAGAGGGTATGCAAGTAGAGTTATCATCATTGAGCAACGATATTACCATACTGACAGCAGAGATAAATTCATATAAACAAGTAGCTGGTCAATCTATCTTTGAAATTGGAAAAAGATTAAAAAAAGTAAGGGATACCAAAATGGCTGAAAAATATGGTGGTTGGTATACCTGGGTAAAGGAAGTAGAAATAGCCCCACAAACGGCAACCAGATTAATTCAAGCTTATGAACAATTCGGAGAGCGTACGGCGTCGTACGGTATCCCGATTGGAAAAATTTTCGAAATGCTGTCTCTACCTAAGAACATTGATCGTCATTCTTTCATTGAAACCATCCACACAATTCCTACAACTGGAGAGAAAAAGAGTGTAGATGATATGACGCTAAAAGAACTACGCGAAGTCAAAAAGGCATTAAAGGAAGCGGAAAAACAACGCGAACTAGCCGAAAGAGATGCGCAAATCCTTCGCGACACACTAGAGTCAATCGAGGATAAAGAGCCGGAAGTTGAGTACATCAAAGTTAACGACGAAGCAACGGAGCAAAAACTTCGTAAATATGAAGAACTTTTCGGCGACGTGTCCATGTACGAAGGTAAAACGACGCGAGTGACAAACGGTGACGCAATCACATACTCAGTATTTGAATTCACCGAAGACGTCCGAAAATTTGTCGAGAAGTACGGACACCTAACGCACTTTGCGAAAGAATTTAACGGAATGATCAGCGAAGGTAAAGCGGAATATTCAAAAGCGATTCAAAGTATGTTTTCGTTACTAAAGTCCATGGAGCGAAATTTAACTGAAGAAGTAATTATTATAAACGGATAAGGGAGCGATTAGAATGATTAGTTTTAAAAGTGTAAAAGGTGGCGGAGTTGCATACGTATTTGGAAAAGAGTTTGCAGAGGAAGCGAGTAAACTGTTCCCGTTAATTTCAGCAAAAATACTTGGGCACGAAGTAGCGCTACCGATTCCAGAAAGCAAAGAGACTGGCGGGCTAAAAGGCGTTAAACAAAGAGTAGAAGCGTCGACACAACCGCAACTTACTCTAAAACTTGAAGCGCCAGTTACGCAACCAAAAGTACTGTCGAAGCAAGAGATTGCGGATGAAGTCGTAAGAATGGCGAGACGTATCGAAGAAACCTTCAATGTTGCTAGGCGTGAATTATGGTATGTAGTTTACGAAAAGTTTCAGCAGAAGACGGACATTAATGTTAAAAACATTAAGAAATCAAGTAAATTTTCACGAAATCGCTCAGCTTCAAGCTACAACACGTTGATCGATGACGGTTACGGATTTATCTTACTTGATATCGTTCGTGAATACCACGATAAGTTAGCGATTAGATAGGAGGCGAAATAATGTCCGACAAACACCTCGTATCAGTCGAAACTCAATCGGAGCTATCGCTAACAACCGGCAAAAAGGAAACGCGCATCTTCGTCAAAATGTACGTCGAAGCGGTCCACAGCGGACTAATCGCCGACATGGGGCCGGAGCGCTGGCAGACGTTATGTGTTATCGCAGCATTCATGGACGAAAAAGGCGAATGCTATCCGACGCAATATGCGATAGCCGAGCGATTAAATGTCGCAAGAGAGACGGCAAACAGACGCATCAAATCGTTATGTGATTATCGCTGGCAAGGGCGGGCGGTTGTTCAGAAAATCCAGTCGCGCGATCACGATAAGCAAACGTGGGATAACGTCAGATATACGATATTGCCGATAAGCGGGCTCGAGATATTCTAACGTCACACGGTCGGAGTCACACGGCAAACGTCACATAAACAATAACCATAATAACGAGAGCCATTATAACGAGAACCATAAAGATTTGCGTCTCATATATTCGACGCTACGCTTTTAAATAAAAGAAATCGTCGATATAAAGATTATCGATAATAAGGAGGAATAAATATGAACGAAAAAATCACCGTCCCAGCCAACGTCGCAGCCGCCATCGCCCACTACGTCAACCTAGCCGACACCAAAACGGAAGCCCTAACCGACATCCTACGCTTTGGCTACGAGGCCGAAAAGTCGGAGATCATCCTGCGCCACTTTGACCACGATTACGACGAGCTGATGCAGGCGCTAATTT